TTCTTTATCATTTTCATATACATTTTGTACGTTACATGCATATTGTCTAGCTTGTACAAAATTTATTGATGATGTTTTTAATATATTTCTAAAGACAGTATATAATTCCGAAGTGTTTAATGCACCTTGACCTTTAATTGTTATTGATTTTGCAGATGTAATATCACTAATAGTACCTACTTTATTTGCACCATCTTGACCAGTAATAGTAACTGAATCACCTACTTTGTATGAATGATCAACATATAAAAGAATATCCCAAGTTTGGTCTGATGCATCAACTAAAGTTACACTTTTAACATTATATTTTACATAGTTGTTATAAAACCAATTATTTGTCTTAAAATTACGAGACTTTCTACCCAATGCAGATACTTTACCAGTATCTCCTGCATTATAATAATGAGCATCTTCTGGATATTCTAACTTATTAATAACTTGATTAATTCTTACCTTAATCCTTTCTGATTGATCTAAAGTGGATTGTCCATATGCACAAGTATCAATTCCAATATTTGTTCCATCTAAAATTGTTCCAGTTACATTAGTAACTCCATAAAATTGAGTTAATGATTTTGAACTATATGATACTATTCCAATACTTTCATCATTATAAGTAACTGATAATTCGCCAGTTGTTCCAAAACCAACTGTTGAATCAACATCAAAGAAAGTAGATCCAGCAGATATTTGTCCTATATTTTTAGTTCTTGGAATTGGTTGGAACTTACCATAAGTTGCACCATCAACAGATATATCTCTACTATATCCAGCATCAATACTAAGTTGATAAAAAGTTTCACCATCTTTGGAAACAATCTTTTCAACATCAGTTATTGGTGCATATGCCTTTTCGATTCCAGACCCAAAAGCATATGGTTGTTGAATTAAAGTTGCTAATTCTAAATTTGTTGGATCTCCTTCAATTGCTTCAACAATTAAATCATTCGTAACTCTATAATCAGAATTTGAAGGTGTAAAAAGAAATTCTCTTGGTTTTACTACTTCAACTTCTTTATTATAAAGAGACTTGAATAAAATTTCAAAAGATCTATCAGTTCCTCTACTACTATAAAAATCTTTTGATTGCTTTATAAATGTACTTTGATCTAAATCTTCAGTAAACTTTCTTTCATCTAAAAGTGGTAAAAATTGACGTTTTGTTTTCTTTAAAAACTCTCTTAGAAAAAGATTACTTAAATTATGAACTGTAGATAAATCTAAATGTTTTTTAGCAGTTGTTGATTCAAATACCAACTGTTCTGGATTATCTTCCGAAATATAATTACTAATTCCAGAAAATCCTCTAATACAACCAGTAAATGTATAATCAGTTTTACCAGTATATGTGATTATCTCATCACCAATCTTTAAAAGTCCATAAGAATCGGGAAATCCTTCAGTTCCCTCATCATAAGAAACTTCAATAGTCTGATCATATTCTTGCAGATCACCACGTAATGAAGTAGTTTCAGTTAAATTAGTAGTTTCATCAAGATTTATATATTGATCAATATTCTGAATCAAATCAACAGGAGCACCATCAAATTCTTGAGCAATATAATATTGCTTCAAAAACTCCTCTATTAAAGGAAATTCATTCCTTACATATTGAGGAAGTTGATTCTGAACTACGTTATTAAACTGGACTCTTTTCTCTGCCATTTGTTATTATCTTGGTTAGTATCCAATAGTACCTGTAGAGGCATTGGAGGACGTTGTAGACGCTGTAGATGGTGTTGTAGAAGGTCTGCTGTCACGACCTCCACTACGTACTAGAACACCATTATGGTAACTTGAGGTGACAATATAATTTGATGCTGAAGGATCAAGTCCTGAAGATATTTCATCCACTATAGTTGTGAATGAACTATTACTAATATCTAGTTGCAAATACAAATCTTGTAATCCAATAACATCATTTGATTTAGGACATGCAGAAATTTCAATAATAGTTTGTCCATCCTTAACTTTACCTGAAAGTATATTGATGGGATTCAACGTCAAAACACCCTTTTTATAATTTATATTACCAATATTACGCTTAATTATGGTAGGACTTGTAGAGTTTATTGAGGGAACACTGAACAAGAATAACTCTCCATTTTCTCTATCAGCATTAGGTATATCTGAAATATACACATCAGTAGAAATTCCCTGAACTTTAAACGCAGATGTCTTAATATTATAACCATTCATACTCTTAATATAAAATTCATTACCAAAACCAATGGAATATTCTGCAAATGCATTCAATGCAACTCTTAAATCTCTTCTAATTTGAACAGTTGTAATGTTTGATGTAATTGCTTCATTACTTTCATCAATAATTTTCAAGAATTTACTATACTTAAACCTTGCACCATACTTGTTTAATTCAGAAGAATCCGCATATTTGTTTGCATTTGCTTGTACAGAAGACTCAACAGCAGTTCCACTTGGTGCTAAATTGCTATTAAAGTATATTTTTGAGTCAATTTCAAGAAATAAGTACTTCAAATCAAGAATTTCTGGTACAATACCTGCCACACTATACTTTTTAAGCTTTGATTTGATGTTTTGTTTCACTAAATTGGGTAAAAAATCACCAAATCTTGGTTTGATACTAACAAAAACCTTTCCATATTGAGGAGGAACTAATTCTTCCCCTCCAAAAACAGAAATTGACTCTGTTTCTGGGTAAATTTTAGCTGGAATTAGTGATTCATAGTCATGTGCTGTTACTGCTCTATTTTGAGTAGCATATATTTTAGGTGCAAACTTCCTAACAGACTCTACATTTTCAATACTTTCTCCTCCAGAAGATTGTAATCCAGTAGATAATAGTGAAATTCCTGAAGTTATGGGATATTCAACTGAATTATGAGTATGACTTAACTTTCCTGCAAAGGTAAATTGATTAATTCCATTACCATCTGCACCATTTGATACCATATAATCAACTACAATGTAATTTTGATCTTCAAGAGCTTGTCCAAATACACCATCACCGAAAAATATCTCATATCTTTCATCATTTACCTCTTGAATATAGTAAACTCTTGAATTTGAATCAATATCAAAGAGATTATCATGCAATTTATAAGTAGTTGTTGAAGTACTAAACTCATTTTGTCTAATTCCAACTGAAATTAACTCTGTATCAACCCCAGTATTTGGTAAAATAAACTTCTGATTTGGATTTCTTGATGAAAATGTGTAATTTGCCTGTAAAAGAGTACCTTCATATATGGTAATATCGTTAAATGATGCAATATCATCAACAACAGGGACTGTAATATCCTCTAAAATTGAAAAAACGAATGATTGAGTACCAAAATTACCTCTTGTTCCTGCTACAACACCCTTTTTAAGGGTCATTGTGACTGGTTTTGGAGTAACATCCGTTGTATCTACGTAAAAAGTGATTGTTGCTTTCGCTGCTTTTCTTGGTCTTGGTACATATCCGATATTTCTTGCTAATGCAACTACATTTTCTCTCAAAGTTGCACTATCAATGAACACTTCATTTGCCACCATATTGGCATTATATGAAGTTATGTAAGTATTATATGCTAAAACGTCAATAATTGTTGATAAATTCGATCCCTCGAAGTCATAATCCGTGAAATTCGAGTTGGATTGTAAATAATCCTTAAGAGTTGTCTTAACCTGGTCAAAGTCCAGGTTAGAAAAGTTAACTAACGCCATTTTACCTGGTTGATTGCAAAACGAATTCTAATTGTTGTGCTGGAGTGTCTATTCCAATTATCTCATAAACAATAAGAACGTTGAACGCATTTCCTGCATAATCAGGAATTACATCAACGCTTATTAATCTGACTCTTGGTTCAAATCTATTAATTGATTCAGTTATTTCATCTTTAATCTCAAGAGCAGAAATTTCATCTATATTCTCAAAAAGAGACTCTGATATCCTTGATCCGAAGTTTTCTTGAAAAAACTTTTCTCCAGGAACAGTAAATACGATATTTCTGACTGAACGGGCAATAGCGTTCTCATTTTTAAGCACAATAAGGTCCTGATTCAGGGGATTTGCCTGAAACGTCATACTTATGTCCTTAAAACCTTGGCTAACCCTTTCTAATGGCACTAAAATACAGCAATTATACTTTATTTATCACGGTAATCTAACGATATTCTGTAATAACCTCATAACTTTCAATTTCATGGTCAAAACCATCATCAGGATCCCTTAAACGCTCATAAAAGTCGTTAGAACTCTCTATTTTATCGCTTTTTTTAGGTGTTAGGTCGTCTTCGACAATTTCTCTTAACATTTTTGATGCCATCTTGACCTCCTTTAGTGATTTTTATGAAAAAAAAGTGTCTAAAAGCACGTTTGATGCTATTTAGACACTAAATGTGTAAATTTTACGATCTTCCTTGACCTCTTCGTCTTTTTTTCGCCCCATTTCGAGAGGAAGCGGAATATTTGGTATGTTTTCCTCTTCCTTGACGAGTTTTTTTGGGGATTGATTCCATTTTGTTCATTTTAAGACCTCCTTCGAGTCACGTCGCTAAATTACACGAGTTTTTTCGTGCCCAACACGTATCCGAGGATCGCACCAGATGTCAAAACCCTTCTCAATCGCATCCAAACAGAAACTTACGTCTTCTCCGCACATATCCTGAACGGCACCTGACTCAAATTGCTGCATCTTAGGGGCAAACCAAGGATATGGGAGTTGTTCAAAGACACCCTTCTTAATAAGCACCCATCCGAAACCTGTGTAGTCAACTGTGAATGGCTTACGACGCTTACTGATTGACTCAACGGTCTCGTGATTCATAACTCCACCGTTCTTACGGAAATCCTCTTCCTCTAACCAGTGTGCGACAGATGTAGTCGTGCCGTCCTCAGTAGCATACCATCCTGCGGTGACTTCCTTCTCTTCACCCTCTGCTGGATTTGCAAGATCGCATAACTGCCAGAACTTGTTTGTATCAAAGACGATATCCGAGTCAATCCACAACTGATAATCATACTTAAGTTTGCCGTCCCAAGGTTTTTGCTCTGGTCCCCTGAGAACATTTGCTCCAAGACACTTACATCTTGCAAAGTTTACCATAGATGAGTAATCCTGAGATATCTGAATACTCATACCATTCTGTACAATGTCAAAGCATAACTGTACAAAATTCTTTAAGAAAATATATGAACATCCTCTACCAGGTAAACAGAAGACTATTGCCTTACCTTTCATTCTCTCCTTAATCGCAGCAATATCCCACTCTTCCTTCTTGGTCTTCTTGGGTGGGTTTGCCTTAACTGTAAATCCTTTTGCCATAGCGTTTTGTAATTACTCTCAAATTATAAAGCACTATTATGTATTTGTCAATATGAATGTTCTCCCCATTTTTCTGTGGGGGTATCCGTAACTTCTGAGTAGCTTAGTCCGTCCCAATAAGATTTGTATAACCTTCCCCATATTACTCTGAATTCTTCCTCATCCAAATCCTTAAACAAACAACGATCTTTTAAGTATATGTGATAGGTAGAATCAGCTGACATAATTCTCTCGTTTTTTTATATAGACCCTGTGAGAAAAAACCTATAGGGCGATTTTTTTTTCTTGGAAATTTTTTTATATTTCGATATCTCTCTCTCGATTTGTCACCTCTGTAGGTTAGGAAGGTTCCTTTTTTTAAGCCCGCAACGCCCGCCACAAACAAATAACAACGCCCCCAAATTACTGTGGTTACGATGTTATAAACACTGTCCAAATTGCGATGCTTATGTCATATTAACTGTGTGTGCCTTAATTGATATTTTAATTATAACATGTGTAGGGGCAATGTGTCAACAACTGCCCCACACAGTTTCTAACATTAAAGCGGAGTAGATTGCACCTCATAAAGATCATCTAAAACTGCCAAGATTTCCTCACCATTGTTAACACTATCTAACAGAAATTCTGCGAAGTTCGGTGATACAAACTGTTCGATGCTGTTTGACATTTTGTGTAGTAAAAGTAGACTGCAAAAAGTGTTAACGAAGGACTGCTAATTTGCCTTCCCTCGCTTACATTAATAGGACACTTTATTAGTCCCCCCTTGTTATCACCACCTCACAGGATTAGACAGGTCTTCGATATAACTTTCTACGTGTTCAGATCCACCCAAATCTAACACTTTATCCCACGCAATTTGACGGGGATTAAAGTCATCGAACACATCTAATTCCAACGTTATTCTATACTTAGTCTTCGTCCAGTTGTTGTTAGTAACTGCCATTGGATTGTCCTGGGTGGGTGATACTTTACATTATAATATTAAACGGAATTGTTGTCAATAACTATGTGCATATTTATACGGAAAAGTGTGGAAAAACGCTGACAGACTTATGACGAAAAATATCAAAAATCCTTGACATATTTCGGACGTTCGTGTTATAATACGCTCGCTAAGATCACAAGAAATAATGACATTTAGAGACATTAATATCACCCTTACTTATCAACAATTAATCCACAATATTAACCCCTTTATTAACACTTATTCCACATATTACACGCAGTTATTAACAACATTGTGGAAAAGGTTTACAAAACAGATGTATATTTATAATGGCATTTTAAACGCTATTTAACACTAAAACAACAAAGTTTTCCACAATTAATGATACTTTCTGTGGAAAACTCTGCTGATTACGTTATTACTTAGACTATACAATTTACCTTATCTAAGTGTTAATTAGCTATGGTTAATCATGAAATCCTGGTATAAACTCACCTTCACAATATTCACTTCTTTCGTTATTACTTTTCTCCTTATTATTCTCCTTATGTGTTATAATCTGTTTGGCATCAAGTTCACTATTAGTAGCATTAATATTGGCACTTTGTGAATAATTAGTCACATGTGATTTACCCTCCATTGTTAATACTTTATCGAACACATTTATTTGATTTTCTGTTAGTTCAAAGTCCATATCTCTCAATAAATCATATAACTTAACCATCTCATATAGTTCGTCATTAGTAACATGAATTATTCGCATTTTACACCTCCTCTGAATAATATTGAGGTGACAGATAT